CACCTGACACAGAAAACTTCCCAAGAATACCTTTCAGGGGGTAACTGGGGTGAAATATAGGTAAGAAGACCATGAGAGTAGGTAAATAGCGGTAAGTCTGTTATAAAGAAATATGAAATAACACTTGACACAAGCCTCTCACCCTGCTATCTTTAAGACATCGAGGCAAATGGACAGTAATACCTAACGGGTTACTGTCTTTTTTATTTATTATACCGACGAGGTTATCGCTTGAGTAGAGGTCCAAAGACTGAATTAAGTGAGAAACACTGGAAAGCCTTGAGCTTGCTTGAAGAGGGCAGACTCTCTTTCTCTGAGATTGCTAAGGAAATGGGGTGGTCTTACGATTACTTCTATGATTTAGAAACAGGTAACACAGAGAAGGGCGGGAATACCGCAGAACTCTTTAGGGCAGAATCTCAAAAGATAGAAGCAAAGCGCAATAAAGAAATAAAAACCATCACCAACGCTAACACCCTCACCGCACAAAAGATCATTTCAAGAGTTTTAGACGAACTAACCCAAAAGAAAAAATTAGATAGTGGCGAGAAAAGGCTGGTATCGCTGTATACCAACGCTCTCTCCAAGTGTCAACCCAACGTTTCCATAGGGAGCGTAGCGTTTAGTTATGTAAAGGGCCTAACGGCAGAGGAAATGATTCATGAGTTCAAACGCCTTAAAGGAATTGCAGAGTCATCATTTGACAGAAGAAGAGTTCTTGATGCTTCCAAGGGAGCAACAGGAGACTTATCTGAAGTTAATGAATGAAGAAGTAAACTGGCTTACGACTAAGAAGCTCTTAATGTATGAGCCTATGGCTAAGCAGAGAGCTTTCCATCTGTCTCCCTGTCCCAGAAGGGCTCTCTTCGGTGGAAACCGCACAGGGAAAACCACGGCAGGTGGTATGGAGTTCCTCTTCCATATCACAGGGCAGTACCCTGACTGGTATCCTGAGCACATGAAACTACGTGGGGCTATCAAAGGGCGCATTATCACCAAGGACTTTCAGAAGGGTACCGGCGAAGTCGTCACCCCTTTCCTCGAAGAATGGCTAGATTCCAGCATTATAGCCCGTAAGATTAAGAATCCTATGGGTATCCCAACTAAGTACCAGCTGAAGAATGGCTCGGTATTCGACATATTGACACATGAACAGACAACAGAACAGTTTGAAGGCTGGCGTGGTCACATAGCCTGGTTCGACGAGCCCCCTCCACGAGACAAGTATGTGGCAACACTCAGAGGTTTAGTAGACTATAGTGGGAGGCACTGGCTAACGTTGACCCCTCTGACCCAGCCTTGGATATACGATGAGATATACACGACCACCGATAAGGCTTATACCTTCGTAACTACGGTGGATATACGTGAGAATACTTATCTTGACGATAAATCAATTAAAGAGTTTGAGAGTACTTTGACCCAGGAGGAAAAAGAAGCCCGCCTCCACGGGCGCTTCCTCCATCTCACGGGGCTCATTTACAAGGAATTCGACCCCTCGGTTCATGTAATTGAGCCCCCTCTCATTAAGCCCAACTGGTCTAGGTATATGGCCATTGACCCTCATGAGAGAAACCCTACAGCAGTAGTCTGGTTAGCTGTAGATGAGAAAGACAACCATTACTTATATGACGAACTATGGCTTAAAGACATGGATATCAAGCAGATAGCAGAATCAATCCACGTCCAAGAGGGCCTATTACCAGCCATGGTTAAGCTTATAGATCCTCATGCAGATAAGGACAACGTCGTAGCTGGGGGATTCAATGTACGGAAAGAGCTTATGAGACACGGGGTCTTTTGCCAAAGAGCCAACTCAGATACTATGTTGGGTAAATCTAAAATTAGACAAGCGCTAACCCCACGTTACTCGGCACTACTCCAACGCAACGCACCCCAGCTACGCATCTCTTCCTACTGCACCCAGACTATCTTTGAGTTCCAGCATTACGTATGGGACGAGTACCGCAGGAACAAGGAAGAGTACAACGCTAAAGAGCAGGTTAAGAAAAAGAATGACCATATGATGGACTGTCTAAGGTACATCTACAACTATGGCCCTAGGTATGTAGCCCCAGAGACAGAAGAAGGGGAAGTCGAGTACTCAGGTAAGTACACCAAGTATCCAGCCAAGAAAGAGAACACAGGCTCATATCATAGCCTGGTAGAGGGAAAGGCAGGTAATTTCTAATGGATCCCTTAACGGCTCTGGCTCAATATATCGTTCAACCAGCGTATGCAGACCCGACAGAGTCTTACTACCCAACTGCGGGGCAGCAAACGATGAGTAATGAGGGGTTCAGTCCTACCCCTTACAAAGATACAAAGGGGGTAAGTCATATAGGGTATGGTTTCAATTTAGACGCTCACCCAGAGTTGCCTCGTGTAATGAGCAAGGAATCAGCTCTCCCTTATTTTAATAAGTTCTTCAAGGAAGCAGATTCTAGGGCTATGAAGTTTGCAGGTAAGAGGTGGAGGCAGATTACAGATTCTCAGAGGGCAGTTCTTGCTGACATGGCTTACAACCTACAGGGAAAGTTATCAGGGTTTGAGGATATGCGGGCAAACCTCATGTCAGGCAATGACCAAGGGGTTCAGAATGATATGGTAGACAGCAATTGGTATAGGCAGGTAAAGTCACGTGGTGTTAGGAACGTAAAGAATTGGGCAAAGTAATGGAACATTGGTTTAGATTTGACGTAGATAAGTTTATCAAGGAACTGGAGGCTAAACATGGGAAGCAAGAAGAAACCAAGAAAACCGAGGTATTAGAATATGCCACAGTACGACCCTTACAATTACTACAATCAGAATAGCGGTTCATACAGCCAGATACCGCAGAGCACAAGTTATCAGCCTACTGGCGGAGCCTTTGCTCCAGCACCTTGGGCTAATGCGAATAACTATGGACCTGGGTATGCAGGACAAGGTGGCTCTGGTTATCGTAACCCTAACTTTATGGGTGGTTCAGGTAGCGGTGCTACCGCAGGTGGCTTGATTGGAGGAGGACTTGCTGCCGCTCAAGGGGCTAGTCTTGGAGCCGCTACTGGGATAGGCCTTGGGGGTGGAGCATTACTTGGACTAGGAGCTTTGGGTGGCCCTTTAGGGCTTGGGTTAGCAGGGTTAGGTGCAGCTTTCGGACTGATCCAAGGTAAGAAGAAACGATCTTCCCCCGACTTCTACGCTCCAAGTTATCAGGGAACGATGTTTACTCCAGCAGAAGGGCTGCCTCAGTACTACCAGCCTTCTCAAGAAGGAATGGCTGCTAATCAGACTCAACAAGACTACTACAGTCAACAAGCACCAGCGAAACAGGCACCTCAACAGCAGTCTATGAGTAATGCCATGAATGGTGGGTCTTATGACTATAATTATACCAATGGTAGCCAGTCTTCCCCAGACTATGTTAATCAATCACTCTATGGTAGGTACGGTGACTCAGGAAAGAATCCTCTCTCTGGGTTGACAGATACCTTTAAGGTTGGGGGACAGTATTGAACGTAAAGGAACTATATGACCAATTACTTAAGCAAGGGAGAACCCCCAAGGACGCAGCTAGGGAAGCCCAGCAGAGAACGGGGCATAGCGTAGTCACAGGAAGAACAATAGTAAGGAACCTACATGAGAGTTTTAGTAAGCGAACAGGAAGGACTATAGGCCAGTATAAATGAGGATGCCAGCGTCTTACCATAGGGAATGGCGGAGATTATAGAAAAGGTTGTAATTTACCTAAAGGGTTAAAATGAATTCTGAATCAGAGAAAAAAATAGTTAATTATGTGGTAGGTGAGTTTGAGAGATATGAAAAGGCTCACTGCGATAGGTTTGAATTAGCAGAGGACGTTATAGACCAGTGGAACAACGTACCTCCTTCCAAGACGTTAGACTGGATGAACCAGGTCCACTGCCCGATCACCTTTGCAGCAGAACAGACAGTCACTCCTCGCATCTTCTCAGCCTTGTTTCCTAACGATGCCCCTCTGGATGTAGCTGTCTATGGTGAGTCTTCTGAGCAACAAGGTATCCTTATTAAGAACACTCTCCAACATTATTTTAGATTAGCAGATGTTCAAGGGGAGAGCATCGCCTCTCTAACCCAGAACACTCTCTTGGGTACGGGGTACATAGAGGCTCCTTATCTTTATCGCAAGTCTTGGCAGGTAAGCAGGATGGGAGAGCGATACATGGCTGTAGTTGACCGAAGGCCTGACTGTAAATCAGTAAACTTCTTTGAGATGTACCCTCACCCAGCTAAGTTACATATGAACGATGGACTGCCTCTTATCAGGCGTAGGTTCTGCGATGCAGAGTTTCTAAAGAAGATGGCAGAAAGCCCTGAGGCGAAGTTTGAGAACCTTAAAGAAGCCCTGGACTCAGACAGCACCAAGAGTGAGACTACTGCTATCCTAAGCACCTCAGGTGACTTCATGGACATGAAGAAGAGGGATGAGTATGAACTATTAGAGTATTGGGGCCCATGGGATATGTCTTACACAGACACTGAAGATAAGGTAGTTACCAAGAAGGCAGTCCCCTACTGGATAATCATAGTCAATCGTAAGGTCATGGTTAGGTCTATTCCTAATCCTTACAACTTCCAGTATCCACCTTATTGCAAGTTCACACTGTTCTCTGAGAGTAAGCCCAGCTGGTTTGGGGTAGGACTAGGGGTTGTGGGAAAGCCTACACAAGATAGGCTCAACAAGATAATCAACCAGAGGTTAGACAACGTTGACCTGGTGCTTAACAAGCAAGGATTCTACAATGGAAACGACCCTCTCATTAATACGAAGAAGCTCCAGATATCTCGCCCAGGACAATGGCATAAGGTTAGTGATACTGTGGCATCGATCCGATGGATGGATACTCCTGATGTCACGTCGTCATCATATAAAGAAGAAGAACTGGCTAAGGCTGACTATCGTGAAGCAACTGGAGCCGTAGTTCCTCTCATGCCCGCAGAACAGGGGCAACACGGAACGGCTGCTGGCATTAACTTGCTTCAAGGTGCTGCTGGTATAAGGTTCAGACCAGTGTTGAAGAAGATTGAAACAGACCTCATAGGCAGCCTTGCGTTTATGTTCTTATCCCATTTGCAACAGTTCATGGTATTGCCTGAGTGGATTCAGCTGACGTCTAACGAGGGCGCTGCTCAACCAGTCCTAGTAAAACCAGAGGACCTACAGGCTAAGGCACAGATTATTCCTACAGGTATATCAGAAACACTCAATAAAGAAGTCCAGATAGGGCAACTGCTAAGATTCAAAGAAGTATCAGTTAATGACCCAACTATAAACCAAGCAGAGATAAACAGAAGGATTGCCGAGTTGATGGGCTTTAAAAATATAAACAAGATTATCATTGAACAAGCTCCAGTGCAGATGGGCCCTGGTCAGTTAAGCCCTGAAGAACAAGCTCACATTCAGAAGAGACTAGCTGAGGGCGCAACGCCAGAACAGATTAAGTTAGAACTATTAGGTCAACCACCTCAAGGTATCACAGCCCCAGGACAAGTGTCTAGACAGTCTCAAGGTGACGGTGGTCCTGCTCCTATGGGTGTCAGGCCTGCTCCTAGGGGACAGACACCTGAAGCAGGGCAACCTGTACAGGCGCCTATGAGGCCTACGCCAAGGCCAGGGGTATTGGTGCGCCAATGATGGACTTAGAAAGAGCTAAGGAATTACAGTCAAGTTTAATGTGGGCCAGTGTAGTAGAAGAACTAGACAGAAAGATACACTTCGAGATGTCGAAGTTAAGAACTTGTCAACCTGAGGAACTTGCGAAGATTCAACTCATGATTAATTGCTTTGAGTCTTTAAAGAGTTTGCCTCAAGACGTTGTTGACAGGGAGTCCCAGTAGACTTACTACTGTTCGCAATTATGCGTTAAATAATAGAAGAGCCTTATGGTAGAACCAATATCCGACGTAAAACCAGTGGTAGCTCCTCCGTCTGTAGCTACGCCCGTGGTACCGCCCACACAAGCGAAACCTGTGTCTGCTACTCCAGCGGCAGTAAGTGCTGTTGTTCCTCAAAAGCCTGTAGAGGTTAAACCAGAGCCTGGCATGGTTCCATTGCCTGCATTGCAAGAAGAACGGACTAAGAGACAGCAGCTAGAATCAGAGGTAGCTGAATTAAGAAGAATGGTCACTGGTAACCAGTACCAGCAACAACAGCAACAACCTCAAGTAGATCCTCGCAAAGAGTTAGATCAGCTTTGGGAGCAAGATCCACGCAAGGCTGTTCAGGTTGAGATTATGTATGCTATGGACTGGCGTGACAGGATTGACTCTTCTTTAGACATTCAGGCTGACCAACTAGCCCAGAGATTCCCTGACTTTAATAACTACCGAAGTACAACACTCGGGTATGTGAGGAATCTTCCTCTCAATCAGCGAGGTACTCAGGGGATATTAGAGGCAGCTTATTTCATGGTTAGAGGCCAGAACGCTGATACTATGTTGCAACAAAGAGAAGCGGACTTGTTAGAGAGGTACCGAAGAGGTGAGATAGGTGCAGCGGCACTTGGAACACCTTCAGGGGCTTTCTCTTCACCTACGCTTAACCCTGGTATTCAACTGACACCCGAACAACATTCAGTGGCAGATGCTATGGGAATGACAGATGCGCAATATGCAGCAAACATAAAAACAACTCAGGGTGGAAGATAATGGGTATCTTCAATCCTAGTAATTCAAAATATGCATATCAGGGCGAGCTAACTTGTCCTCACAGTGTCGATGATTCTGGCAAGACCACTATCAATGGTACGAAGATTTGCAACTCTAAGGCCATAAGATACGTGGAGGATGTCAACGCCTTCCGCATACGCTATAGATGTCGCAAGTGCGGTGGGACTTTTCAGTATGACATTTCTGGGAGAACCGACCTAAATCCGTATGCAGCTTTCCAAAAAGGAAAGATATGGAACGATATTCAGAATATCGTCCGTGGGAGGAAGTTGAAAGGAGCATTACAATGAAATGGGTATATGACTTATGCGGTGCAGAACCTATCATAAAGGATCTGCCTGTTTACGATGCTACAAATATTGCTCAAGGTGAATTGCTTCAGCAATCGCTTGCTGACGCTAACTTGACAATGTCTTCAGGTAGCGGTGGTTTTTCTACTGCTGCTACAACAACTGTTGGCGCAACGATCGGATTGAATGCTATCGGTATTAGCCTTGAAGCTAAGACTACAGCTGACGTTCCTTCTATCGCTGCGGCTCACAGTTTAACAACTGGTGCTTTCTGTTATGCTAAGGTTATTGTCAATCCCTTTGCAGTGTATCGTGCTCAGGTTGATACGGCCATTGCTTCTACTGGTAGTGCTCATCCTTTAACAATTGTTGCTGCCGGTTCTTCGCAGACACTGCAATTCTCTCTAGCCTCCAGTACTCCTACTGGCCAGTTTGACGGGTCATGGGTTTACTTCTGCGCTTCTGCAGGCCCTAACTTTGGAGCCTTAAGGAAGATTGCAACGTCAGCTTCAGCTGGTACTATGATTGCGGATGCCGCTCTAACTTCCGTTACTTCAGCAGATAGATGCGTTATTCTGGCAGGTGTAGGACATAGACCGAATGGTATCGATGCAGATTCTCTCTATACGGCTAATTGTTCAGTTACAGCAGAAACATGCACGAACTTCCGTATTGTTGAGAACTGGATTGAATCCAATACAGGTGTTGCAAGATTGATCGAGTCTGCTCATGCGGGTGGTAGATTCCAAACACCTGGTACGGCTCAAGCTAAATTAACCAAGCTTTATCAAGATATCGTCTGTTCTGACCATATCTTTGGAACAAGTTAATAGGAGGTTTTAAATGGGTATTGTAACGAGTGAAGGGTTTGGGTATTTGTTGGACCCTAAATAAGACTGGGGCTTAAGAGGAATCAATGGGAAATAATCTTAAAAATAGAATTAACGATAAGCGTGGGCATAGAGAGTGGACTCCTGAGCAAAAAGAGAAGGTCAGGTTGTCGTCTACGAAACATGTTGAGCTTACAAGTGATTGGTTAAGAGAACAGTATCTTGATTTAAAAAAGACAACAGTTCAAATAGCTAAAGAGCTTGGTTGCGTTCCTTCTACAATTTACGTTGCTTTAGTAAGATTTAATATTCCTAAAAGAAGTCGGGCTGAGGCTCGTAATGGAATAAAGTTTTCTAAAGAACATTTGGAAAACATTACTAAAGCAAACAGGAAGATGGCTAAAAAAGGTTCTACTCATTGGAATTGGCAAGGTGGCAAGACAAGAGAATATGAAAAAAAGATGGCTGTAATAAAACGAGATCCACGATATAAAGCATGGGCTAAAGCTATTAAGAGCGTTGGCTGTTGTAAGTCTTGTGGTGCTACGAGTGATTTAGAGGCCCATCATATTCTTCCAAAAAGTACATATCCGCATTTAATTCACGACATTAGTAATGGAATGTGTCTTTGCGGTGCTTGTCATGCTAACCTACACTCTTTAGAAAACGGGATGAATTCAGGGAAACTCCTCAAGGACAATCCTGAGCCAAGCCGAGTAGAGACTCGGAAGGTGCAGAGACTACCTGAGGACGGTACACCGTCCTTAATAACAGGCAAGAGCGTCCCGCTCGTAAGAGATGATATAGTCCAAGTTGCATAAGTAGTTGCAACAATTGGGTTTAAGGAAGATTTTCATGGACGAGTATGGTCTAGCTGAAGGTCAAAGGGAGAATCTGTTCGGCATAGAGAAATCCAGCAAAGCAGTAGAGTATGACCTTGGAATCGGCGGAACTGGTGACTTATCTGAGTTTGACGGCACCATCGCTTACGATGATTTCAAGCAGCAATACAGAACTTCATACACTCATAAAGAGTGGGTGAAGGGTATGAAGATTGAAAGGAAGCTTGTTGACGATGATTTGTATTCCATTATCAATAAACGACCTGCTCAATTATCTCTGGTTACTAAACGTACAATGGAAAAACACGGATCGTCTGTTTTTAATTCAGCCTTCGGTACTTCCATCTTTACAGGTGGCGATAGTTTAGCCCTCTGTAGTACAGCTCATACGTTTGTAGGAACAGCTACAACCGTAGGTAACTCAGGGACCACAGCTTTATCTTCCACAGCAGTTGAAGCCACACGTTTACTTATGAGACAGTTCACAGATGAAACGGACAATCTCAGTGTAGCGCGTGGTGACACTTTGCTGGTTCCACCGAATCTGGAAGAGACAGCTTGGGAAATCGTGAATGCATCTGGTAAGCTAGATACCGCAGAGAATAATCCTAACTTTAAAAAGGGTAAATACCAGATTATTGTTTGGGATTATTTAACGGATACTAATAACTGGTTCATGATTGATAGCAAAATGATGAAGATGTATCTGAAGTGGTTCCAAAGAGTCCCCACAGAGTTCAATAAGGACAAAGACTTCGATACCTTAATTGTAGGGTCACTCATCGGTAACGGTGAGAAGGAAACAGATGAAATTGCTGGAAACTCCTTAGAGCTTCAACTACTCATCGCAGAGGCAAAATATATTGCGAACAGTGAAAATGTTGAAGATTGGACAATCAGCAGCCAAGCATTAGAGCAGGTGGAATAATGGATATTAACTTCGGGAATTACTTAGCAGGGCTTATCGACGGGGAAGGTTCATTTGGATTACACAAACATACCCAACATAAACACTTGGCTCCTATGTATTATCCGAGGTTCAATATTCATTTAAGGGCAGATGATATGCCCATCTTACTCCAGATACAGAAGTTTCTTGGTGTGGGTAAACTTTACTTCCACAATAACATTGATAGAAACCCTATGGTTTCTTATCAGATAGACAATGTTAAGGATTTACTCAAGATTATTGAAGTTCTTGAGGTTTGTCCGCTTCGAGCCAAGAAGGCAAGAGAATATGCCATTTGGAGAACTTGTGTTATTTTAAAACAGCAAAGGGGTAGGCAGGAGTATTTACCTATTGCCTTTGAACAATTAAAATCACTCAAGAGCTTTAGTGAAGGTCCAGAGACTATAATATCTGCTCCCGTGAGGGATGAAGGTATAGTCCACCCTGAGAAGAAATAGCTCAGATATGGTGACATCAGCAAATGGTCTGTCTATACAAGATACAGCTATGGTTTCAGTGACTGGAGCTGGTTGTACGGACATAATGTTGCTTAACGTAGTTTAACTTGTGGTAGGGGGCCCTAAAAGCCTCCTACTGCTCCTTCGGGAGTGCAGGGAGGTTTATTATGGGATGGAAGGATAGAACGAATATGGAACGATACCAGAAGTGGCTATCAGACCCTCGTTATATCTTTTACCAGCGTTCTTATACTATCTTACGTGACTTACGAAAGGGTAGGAGAGGAAGCTCACCCATCGGATTCAAAGAAACTCGAGAATTAAGCGATTTCCTCCAGTCGCTTTGGGTAAAACAGGGTGGTCGTTGTTTCTATACTGATGAACCAATGAAACTGAAGGGTTACCTTGACAATGACCATCATGCGTTTACTGTAGATAGAATAATTCCTGAGTTAGGGTATGTAGATGGCAACATCGTTCTATGTTGCAATATTATAAACAGAATTAAACAAAATCTTTCGATCTACGACTTAAAAAGTTGGGTTGATAAGATTAACCTGGGTGGTTTTAAACCACCTGACTTAAAAGGTTAGAAAGGTTAGGGGTCGATTATCGGTTACACACATTTTGACAAGCCGACTGGAGTCACTGGAGTCTATGTTGGTGCGCTAGGATCAGAAGTAATCATAGCAAACTCAAGCGGTTCGGGTACTTTTACTAACCTGACTGTTACGGGAACAATGTCAGCAACAGCAGGTGTGGTTGGGGACATAGTTACTTATAGTTTCCATTCCAACACTGCTGCGGCAATAGCTGCTGGGTATTTCATTGCTCCGTTTGCTGGGACTATCACAGCCAAGGCCATGTCTACGGCATCTGACGGTTCAGCTAGAACAGTTACAATCACTAACTGTTCTGCTGGTACTGGCGGGGCTATCATTCTTTCTACCGGCGGTACGAGCTTTGCCACATCTAATACCACAGCTGGCATTGATGTTGGTGTTGCTTTGGTGGTATCTGGTGGTAGCACGGCCTGCGTTGCTGGTACATTGTATCGAGTTGCTTGCCCTTCAGTTGCAGAGGCCACAGCTCAGACAATAGCCTGTGTTGTAACTGTCACAAGGACAGCATAATGTTTATACAGGGCAAGGAGGAAAGTTTATGTCTTTAATATGGATATGGGCTATAATCTTTGCCCTGTATATTCGTACAATAAAATATAATTACGTTATAGACGATAATGTAAAAAGAAGCGGCTACATGTACGAGGTACCCCTCACTGCTCCAAAGCCGGACTTCTTTTACACTAGGCCAAGCGCTTGGTATAGGGTATTCATGATAGGGATGCATTGTGTCAATACTTCAGTAATATACCTTCTCTGGGGGTGGGCTCCTGCCTTACTCTTTGCAGTCCATCCTATGGCAGTATGGGGTACAGCGTGGGTTACAGGGAACTATTATGCTACGGCAACTTATTTTACCCTGATAGCTTACTATATCCTGCATACTTTTCCTAATGTTTGGGGTGCTCTAGTGGCTATGCCAATCTTTGCTGCTGCTCTTAACTCCACAGTGTGCCCAATAACCTTTCCATTCTTATTCTTGTTTACAGGTACACCTTGGGGGTTATCTCTCTTCATTCCCCTAGTTATCTACCTTAGGGGAAGGAAATTTACTACAGGGATAAAGATAAGATACGACATAAATAATGATAAAGTTTTGAGAGAAGGGTCTGTTAAATTTAGTTACTTAAGAAGATTTGCTTGTATGGTGAGAGTCATAGGGAAGTATACCTATCAAGCCCTCTGTCCTGACAGGCTTTACTTCTTTGACGGATTCGGAAGAAAGTTAAAAGAGAGACCAGAGATATGGAGTAAATACCATAGCTTTAGTGTGGGGTTCTGGGTAAGCCTTGTTTTAATCATAACAGTATTTATGGCAGGCATGCTGATAAGCCCAGTGGGAATACTCTGGTTCTTCGTATGTATCTCTCTTCATTCACAGTTTAATCTAACGGGTCAGTTCTATGCCCAGAGGTATCTCTACCTATCTATCATAGGTATTTGCATTGTTCTAGGGACTGCGTTGGGTCAATACCCAATACTATTGACTGTTCTTGCGACCGTACTTACTGTTAGGTCGATTCTTTTTATTGGGACATGGAAGAACATCGAATCGTTGTGGAGAAACGATGTGGAGCAGGTACCTAATTACGGACAGTCTCTGAATAACTTAGCGCAATGTCTTCTGAATCTAAAGGAACAACCAGCGTGGTTAATTAACGAGCAGGGTGCTTTGCTCTTTAGGGCTCTTGAGTTGGAGCCTGATGCATGGGAGATTCAAATGAATATTGCTTGCTGGTTCTCAAGAATAGGGAGTGCTGCGATGTGTTTAGAGTGGACTGAGAAATCTATCGCAAGTTTAAAGCCATTAGGGGGGATTACTCTCCCTATGGAGCTATTATTAAAACAAAGAGATGGAGTTAAGGAAATAGTTGATAAGGAAAAGGCAAGTGCTAATGTGGCACCTGTTAAACAAGGGGAGGGCTTGGTTGATTCTCTTTCTCTCCCCACGAATGAGTCTAAGACTCAGGAAGAAGGAAGAGACCATGGTACGAGGACAAAAGAAGCAGAAGGAATACTTGAGCCCATCGGAGTTGATAAATCTTAACGATGAGAAGGCTGAACTGAGGTCTACCCTTAAGGAACTAGAGGAGGGAGCAGGTTCAGGGAACAGGGGTTCAGAGGTTCAGGCGGGTCAGCTAAATAGAGAGATAGCCAGGATAGATAACGCTATCAATGAAAGAACCCCAGTAAAGGCCAGGGGGATTGAAAAGGACGCCTTGTTAAAGGAAGAGAAAGAACTCGAAGAAGCTATCGCTGCCGGCATGCCTACGAGGTTCGAGATGAGAAGACCAACAGAGAACCCAGGTGCAGTTAGGAAGCATATGGAGTGGGGGAAAAGGAATCAGTCAAGGATTGAGCGGTATGTAAAGATTCAGAGGATATTGAGGCCAATGGAGCCTAAGTCTATAGAAGTGCTTCGAAAAGACAAATGAAAGGACAAATAAATGTTAACAACAGTAACGTCATGGGGATATTCAGTGTTAGCTTCAGATGGAACAGCAACGGCTGCTTTAACCACTATTGTCCCAAAAGGGACTAGGGTAAAGGTTTCAGCGATAGTGGTAGGGTATTCTGTGACAGCAACTACTGCAGATTTCTATACAGTGACAGATGGGAATAATGTTACCTTAATGACTGCTGCAGGCATGGCTTCTGGGGTAGCGGTTAGCTTTACGCCTACAGTGGTCTGTTTTTCTCAGCCGATTGAAATGGATGGAATAAAGGTTGGGGCAGCAGGTGCCACTACGGGGTATTGTTCAATATTTACTAGTAATGATTAGGAGGATCAATGTCTATACTTGCAGGTAAGGGGTTGAGTAAGGAAGAAGTAAATTATAGACAGCATGAACAGTGCAAGACCTGTATGCACTTCTATCCCATGAACAGTTGCGACATCGTGGATGGCAACATCTCATCTGACGCTGTGTGCGACAAGTGGGAGATGAAGCCTCGAGACAATGGCAAGGACGCAGAGTTCTATATGGAAGAATATAAAAAGAAAAATGCTTAAGACTAGAACAGAGGATTACTTCGACGCAGTTCTTTCTACCTCAACCACAGGGGATAACACCGTTGTTGCGGCAACCCCTGGTAAAAAGATCCATGTTAAGGGCGGTCTTGTGATATGTAGTGCTGCTACGAATATACGGTGGTGGAGCACTTCTTCTGCCGGAACAGCCTTATCGGGAGTTCTGGCAGTGGGGGCTTCAATGGGGCATATAATACCTTATATTCCGGTAGGGAACTTTCGTACGGCTGTAGGTCAGCCTTTGGTGCTGAACATGTCTTCAGCAGGTACTCTTGGGGGGTGGATAGTATGCGCATTGGAATAATTAAACTTTTGGTAAGTACTCAGAGAACATGACAGAAGCAGGAGCTTAATAATGGCTGTAACCTACGACGCAGTTTCTTTGGGGACATTGGTGACTTCCACCATACCTCACGACCCACCCATAACTGAAGTTATAAAATCCATATCTCATATAATCACTGGCTCTAATACTTTTCTTGTGTCGGGCATTTCTTTCTATGACGGAGTGGGAGATGTTTTTTCAGACATATCAAATTACATTTACTCTGTGGATTATAATGGAACAGCCATGACTTATCTCGGCACAGTAAGCAATGTTTCGAGAATTGTTAGCCTTTATTATCTTATCAATCCAGACACAGGAACACATAATGTGAACGTTAATTTTCATAGTTCAGATGAAGCGTCGGACGTTATAATTACCGCCAACATTTCAAATAACTCTTTCGCTGGAGTTAATCAATCAGTGCCTATTGTGCAGAGTGGTACAGCCACGGGAAGCACAAGTCCAATCACAGTGACATTATCAGGAACAGTAACGGGAAATATGATTTTAGATACCTGCATTGAAACGACAGCTACTTTGACTGTTGGGGCTAATCAGACACAGAAGACAAACTTTCCAGCAGGAACTTTAGGGGCAACTCAAAGACAAGGCTCATCTGTCCAAGACCCAGCGGATGGCGGTGTGATGAGTTGGACGGAATCAGCAAATAAAACTTGGGCGACTTATGCTATGGAAGTGGGAGCTACAGCGGGGGCTTCAGCAGAACCTAATCTTTTAACACTTTTAGGAGTTGGGCAATGATATTCATACTTCTTATTTTCTTGGTAGGTTGTACTCCCGAGTGTCCGCCTGAAGAACACATATTTAACTTCACCGAAACTTGTAAAGAATCAGACTGTACTTATGCAGGTAAATGTTACGGATACGATACTTGGAATGAATGTAGAGGAGAAGGTTGCCGTGTACCAAACGATTCAACTAACGGGATTTGAGGTATTTGCTAGATACGTGATTCAAACAGCTACAATGTTACTTTGGAGATACCATTTATGACAGATGACAGAAGGAAGGACGTAGGAATGAAAATTATGGTAGGGATTTTTATAGGCTTAGTTGGGCTTTTATCAACTCTTTTTGTTAATGCGGCTTGGGTTACGGCTAATGACGGAAAACGGATGGGCGAGGAAAACAGTAAGAATATAGCTGTAATCAACGCTAACTATGAAAATTTCTCAAGGTCTATTATCGATATTAAACTAGATATTAAAGAAATTCTCAGGAGAAGTCAATCAAATGATAAGAGAACAATGGATAAGGAATAGGGCTTATGCTCTTTGGTGTTTTAGAAATGTTATGAATATAGAAAATAATCCTATTAAGAATTGGCTAGACGCAGAGTTTGAGTATGATACATTTTATGCACCACATCTTAAATTTTTTCAGGAAGAAAAAATAATATGATTTTAAAAATTGCTCTAACTATCCTTGCCGCAGGTTTAAGCGGTACTCTCGGTCGCATGGGAGGGAGCGATAAGTACAACACAAAATGGCGTGATATAGGGTGCTCTCTCGTAGCCTGTGCTGTTGCTTGGCTATGGTTCGGGTGGCACTGGACACTTATCATTGCCTTTGGATTACAGTTTGGGGCATTAACAACTTATTTTAAAAAGAAGGGTCAGCCTGCTAGGTGGTACAACTGGTTGATAGTAGGTCTAGCGTGGAGCGTAGCGTTCCTGCCCTATATATGGGTGCAGGGGCTATGGGTTGGACTTGGAATCCGCTCCATCATTCTTCCACTAGCCGTTATGGGCTGGTGTGTACTTATAGGAAATGTTGTGTGGGAAGAAGTAGGAAGATATGCTATTTTAATTCTTACAATTCCATTATTACTAATCAAAAAAAAGGAGAAATAATATGGACATAGCTGGAATCGTTGCATGGTTTACTACTAACTGGGCAGAACTTATCAAGATTGTTTTACAGATTATAGGAACTGCCTCTGTTATTGTGAAGCTAACCCCTACACTCAAAGATGATGACGTTCTCAAGGGTATTCTCAGGTTCTTGGGTAAATACATCGCTTTGAATACGAATAAGGGAACTACTCCTTCATAATGTGGGCTGTTATTTCAGGTGTAGTACAGATAATATACCTCCTTCTCAAGAACAAGTTTGAGAAGGACGCTGAGCTGAAAAAGAAGAGAGAGGATCTCCATGAGGAAGCTAAAACTGCTATTGCAAGTAGGGATGTTTCTGCTCTTAATAGCCTGCTTTCAAAGCTGCGCCAATAGAGTGATCAAGATGTACCCTGTTCTGAGTACTGATATTTACTTCAAAGAAAACGGGGATACCTGTTTCTCAGAGAGGTACCTTAACGAGGTTGTTCAGGTCAAGATAGAGAGGTTTGGGAAATGAAGAAGGCGCTAATACTGTTTTTTTTCTTTTGTACCCTAGCTTATGCGGACAGTACCACAACTAATCTAGGCCTCACTAAGCCTACCTCTACAGGGACATGGGGAAATCAGCTAAATACTAACTTTGATATCATAGACACTTGGAACGTTAAGAAATGCGGAGCAACTCAAACGATTAAGGGGAATGGAGAATGTGGCTCACTCACAAGCGGTGGTGGACCCACAGACGCCGATTACCTTGTCGGAACAGCTAATGGCGATCTTAGCGCAGAGATAGTCGTAGGAACAGCTCCAGGTGGAGAATTGGGCGGTACGTGGGCCGCACCGACACTAGACGACTCGGTTACGGTCACGGGTTGGGAACTCGGAGCCTCAACAGCGGGGACTTCTTTAACGTCTCCGATATTTAAGTCAAATGTCGCCGACCCCGCCGACTCAGGAATATTCAGGCTTGGCAACGCAGAGTTAGTAGCTTGGGAAAAAGCCGCAACAGGAACGGACTGGAATTTAGGTGTAAACGCAAGCGATATTCTTGCCTCTACCGCACCTATTCAATTTGGAACTTATACTAAAAGTGATAATGCAGATACAGCAGACGCTGGTGCAATACGATTAGGCAATACTGAACTAATAGAATGGGAAGCCTCTCCCGCAGGGGCAGATGTAACTTTATCTGTGGACGCCTCAGAAATAATGCAAGTGTCAGGGGCATTAAACGCAGGTGGGGCAGTCACAGGCTCAAATCTCTCTGGAACGAATACGGGCGATAACACCGTAGCGACAACGGGAGATTCAGCAACGGCTTTCTTCCCTTCGGGAACTCTTGAAGAAGGGCTTTTGCCTGATAATGCCACTGTAACAGGGTGGACAATGGGGGCGAGTGTAGCCACTACCCCTGCCGCAGATGACAATGATACTTCTTTAGCTACTACGGCTTATACACAGACAGAATTAAACGCCGCAGGTGGAAGGTCATTAGCTTGTGCCTCTGGTTCTTGCGACGCCGACGCAGAACTTTATACTTGGACTTTAGACAAGACTATTGAAAACCCTACAAGTGCGGATAATTTTATTATCCAAGCACTAGTCCCTTTAGCATCTACAATTACAAACATCCAATGTATCGTTGAAAATGCTACTTCCGCTACAATCAGAATAGACGAGTGTGATGTGGCTGGGGACACTTGTGCTGGAATTGACGGAGCAACAACAATCGTTTGCGATGTCGGGGGACAAGCAGATGACGGGGCATTAAGCAACGCAGCAATAGACGCTGGTGATACACTACGGCTTGTCGTAACAGCAACTTCGGGAACAGTCGGACACGTTACGGTTACGATAAAGGGAACAAGAGATGATTAAGTTTATCCTAACAATTTTACTATGCCTCTTACCTCTTAATGCCTTTGCTGGATTCCCAACAACAGGTATATTAGATAATTTTAACAGAGCTAATGAAGGTCCTCCTTTATCTTCTTCATGGACTACTGACCCTGAAGGTTATGGTGCAACAGGACATAAAGTACTAAGTAACCAAGCTGTTGGTTCTGGTACAATAGATAATGATTCAAGGTATAATGTATCAACTTTTGGTCCTGATATGGAAGGTTATTTCACCTGTGTGACTAAGCCCGGAGATGGTGATGAATTATCAATTATCATTAGGGCAACAGGAACAACTGGCGGGACATTTAAAGGTTACCAATTAAGTTTATTACCTGTTGCAGGGACAGATACATTAGTGGTTTATAGTATTGTCAATGGCACATATTCTGTCCTTGCCACGTATACCGAAGAAATTGTTAATGGATATAAATATGGTATATCCGCGGTTGGCACAACGATTACAACTTGGCGTGATAATGGAACAGGATGGGTATCTGTAGGTTCTGTTGTAAATTCAGCGGTTACGGGCGCTGGGTATGTTCAAATGTATTCCCTTAATAATGTTGCGACATTTGATGATGTCGGTGGTGGGTTATATCGGAGGTTGATATTCTAATGAAAAAACTATTATACATTTTTTGTATATTCTTTTGTATAGGGTGTGCCACTTGTCCGCCTGAGAGTGAAATTTTAAGGATAAACTAATGGGATACGGTGGTGGAGATTATGGAGCAGGAGATTATGGTGGGGACACTGGTAGCGGTACTGTATCAGTCCCAAGAATATTCCCTGACCAAAAAGAGCATAAAGTACACTGCAGAAGATGCGGTTTTATCAATGATACCTTAAAGAACTTTTCTGCTAAGCCAGGAGATAGGACTGGCTGGGGCACAAAGATGACAGCGTTTGAGGTCTCAAGCTTAACTTATGATGACGCAAGCCTTAATTACGACCAAGGGTTCAGCTTAGAGTACGAGGATGTAGGGATAGGCTCATACGACCAATCTACTTACAGCGGTCTTAACCTTAATTATGATGGCAGTACAAGTGGCACAGGGAACAACATTACTAACGGACCAACCTATGATGGGGTGACAAGGACTATCTATGACCCAGTAGTCTTTGGTGGGTGTGCCCAGTGTGGGACTTTACTTTATAAATAACAGGAGGACGTATGGCAACATTTCCAGGAAGTGTAGTAACAATAACAGATCCAACATCAACCAGTAAGCTAAATAGTCCTTCTCACGCTACTCAACATACAACTCTTAATGCTGAGGTAATTGCTATAGAGACTTCCTTAAAGTCTGTGTTAAATACTGCAGGTAGCTTTAATATCGAGTACCAGGACTCACCCGCTGCAAAGACATCGTATGTTATCATCCCCTACGCTTGTACAGTGAACGCTAAGGCAGTTGTTACAAGTGGGACGACAGGAACAGGGGCTACGATTAACTGCTATGTGACTAACACGGCTGGAGCTATTCTGGTAACAGGAACGTTTACTTCGGCAGGGACTGCAGGTAGTCAGATACTTACCTTTACTAATACTTCAGGGACTACCACGATAGCAGCTAATTTAGCGGTGGCTGTAGTGAAGGCTTCTTGTGCTACTTCATACGGCTGTATGGTGAGTCTGTTTGCTACTAAGTCAATATAAGGAGTTAAAATGACAAGACTAGAATTGAGAAATGCATCTAGGAAAAGATTAGGTGAGACTACCTCAGCTTTCTGGACTGACACAGAGATAAACGATTATATAAATCAAGCCTGCAAGGACTTAGCTTGGAGAAGCAAGTGCCTACGTGCTGTTGGGTATCTCCCCGTGTCAAGCTGTACGTCAAATACAGTGGCAGCAGCTTCTAATGAGGTTACGATATCGACAACCCTTTCTACCTTCTTTGCTATCAACGAGGCTTACTTCTTATTTGAAGGAGATAACTGGGTGAGGATGGACCCAACTTTTAGGGAAGAACTTGATATTAGAAATCCTCTGTGGCAGAACTTAGTCGGCGTTACTACGACTAGCACTGCTGGGGTCACAACCTATAACTCTGGGGCTGTCTGCGGGGTCCCAACCATGTATTACTGGAACAGGGAAGAAGACGTCTTCGGTGTCTACCCACCAGCTAATGCTGATAATTCTGGGTCTAACTATGTAAAGGTTTACTATACAAAGAATCACACTGATCTATCCGCTGATACAAGCTCTCCAACGTTACCTACCCCCTTGCATCCGGCCATTGTGGATTATGTAGCGGCTACAGGCCTAGAGGACAGAGGATGGGGAGAACGGGCTAATGATATGTGGATGAAGTATTATAAGAAGATAAATGATTATAAGGTTGAGAGTAGAGTAGAGCGAGAAGACGATAACATAGTTTCAAAAAATTACCGAAACATATGAGAGCTCAAAAATTATCAGAAGAACATAAACGACATATCAGTGAATCTCTTCTTGGGGTTCCAAAGAAACCTTTTACCCCTGAGCATAAGGCTACTGTTTGCTGTCCTCACTGTCAGAAGGAGTTCTTAATAAAATGAGTCTAAGTCAGATGCTACAGAGATTCCTATTGAAGATTCAACCAGGTATGAACAATAAAGTTGAAAACCTGGACCTTAAAGACAAGTGGGTTGAGATTGCTCAGAACTGTCGGTTTGAACCTGTCGTTGGGGCCGTAGACAAAAGAGACCCTGTAACGTACCTTAATACAACTGCTTTAGGAACACTGCCTGTCGTTGGGCTATATCGTTATTATACATCCACAGGGATAGCTGCGTGGGTGGCTGTTGAGGGAACGAAGGCTAGCTACGTAACTGATGCAGGGGTAGCTACGTCTATACGGACAGGGCTTACTACAGGGAAGCGTACGTCCTTTGTTACCTATAGAGATTTACTGATAGCCTCTAATGGGTATGACAATCCTTGGGTATGGGATGGAGCAACGACGGCTGTCACTGTAAATGAATCAACGACAACATTTCTTCTCCACATGGATGGGGCTAATGCTTCAACAACTTTTACTGACTCTGCTAGTGGTGGTAAGTCAGTTACCGCAGCTGGAAATGCTCAGATAAGCACAGCACAGAGTAAGTTTGGTGGGGCTTCCGCCTTATTTAAAGGGGAAGGCATAGATACAAATACTAATCTAATGCTTCATATGGATGGGACAGATAGTTCGACGACATTCACGGATTCCGAAACTACTCCAAAGACGGTTACTGCGAATGGAAATGCTCAGATAAGCACAGCACAGAGTAAGTTTGGTGGGGCTTCTGGGTTGTTTGATGGAACAGGGGATTATTTAAGTACACCAGATAGTGCTGACTGGGACTTTCCTGGGGATTTTACTGTAGATTTATGGGTACGACCAGGGACTTTAGCAGTATCTAATTATACCTTAGTTTCAAATGTTAATTGGGGTACCTCTACAGGTGGATGGTTACTTGATTATAATGCTACAGTCCTGGCTTTCCATTTTGTTGGGACAGGTTCTTATGCTTTGGAGATAAGTGGTACTCATAATTTTGTTGTTGGGACTTGGGCACACGTAGCAGTTGTTAGAAGTGGTACTGCTGTTAATCTTTATATAGATGGAGTATCTGTTGCTTCAGGAGCATCAAGTGCAAGTAGCACTTCTGGTGAACTCTTAAACATAGGAAGTAATCCAGCAGGAACAGCTTATGGATTTAATGGTTACATAGATGAGTTAAGAATATCTAAAGGTATCGCTAGGTGGACAGCTAATTTCACACCACCAACAGGGGCGTATTCAACGGGGGGAGATTATCTTTCCGTTCCCGATAGTGACGATTGGGATTTCCCCGGAGATTTTACTATTGATGTCCGGCTTAGGCCTACCTCTTTAAACGTCACAAACTATACCATAGCTTCAAATACAAATTCCTCGGCAACGAGGACCGGATGGTTACTTGATTTTAACGCGACACAAATAGGTTTTCATGCGATGGGGAGTGGAGGTTCTTGGTCATTGGATATGACTGGAAATCATGGCATGGCTATAAATAATTGGTATCATATCGCTGTTGTCAGGAGTGGAACATCTTTGAAACTTTATGTTAATGGTACGTCCGTTGCTTCAATTACAAACTCGGGGAGTATCACAAGTACATTAGGTTTGTATATTGGAAAAGGTGCAGAGGGTTCAACTTACTCTCTATATGGATACCTGGATGAGTTTCGTGTTACTAAGGGCCTTGCCCGATGGACATCTGATTTTGTCCCAAGCACAACGGCTTATTCTATCGTGTCCTCCGTTTCTAACGTTGGGTACACTTGGGAGCTAGGAGCGTGTAAGGCGGTTGCTAGTACGGCTTCAGGTAGCATGGATGTCTCAGCTAACTATATCTATGCCGTTACTATAGGTTCAGCAGACCAGTATACCTGCGGGGCTGTAAGTAATACAGCTGTATCTGGGACAGCAGGAGCTATGAACCTAAGCTATATTCCATTAGGACCAGTTGGAACTACAGCTCGGAAGGTATACCGTACCGTTGGTGGAGGGACTGCACTATTACTATTAGCAACAATTTCAGATAACACAACATCTACTTACGCAGATACGATTACGGATGGATCTCTTACGACTGCCTACCCAGCAGTGACTGATGACATTCCTAAGGGGAATCTCCTTACTGTCCACAGAGAACGTTTGTTTCTTTCAGGTGACCCTACTTATCCTAATAAGATTTACTATTCCAACCCTTACCTTCCCCACTACATGCAGGTAACTACAAGCACAGACTACATGGAGATAAGTCCTGAAGACGGAGACCAGATTATGGGTATCCCTATTCAGCTTCAGAGGATGGTATGTATTAAGAAGAATTCTATCAGGAAGCTTTATATTACCTCACCAGTCTCTGGTGCTGACCCCAACACTTGGTACGCTGATGACCCGATAGCTTGGGTAGGCTCACCTGCTACGTGGTCTATCACTCAGACACCTAGCGGTGTTGTCTTCTTAGGTTGGGACCACTGGTATATCTTCGATGGTGCAGGAGCACAGCCAATCTTTGATGAGTTCAACATAGACGATATCCTTCAGGCTAACTTCTCTGACGTTGTAGGATTCTTCCACAATGGAATCTTTCTAGCGGCCTATACGGACAAGAGATACGCCTCTCAGGTTAATGACAGGGTTATGATGTATAACTTGAAAAGAGAAGCCTTGAGTTACGACCTATGGACAGGCCCCAATATCAATGGTGCCAACTGCTTTGCCTCTAGGTCGGGGGATGACGAAGTAGGAGACCTTTACTACGGAGACTCCGCCAAGGGTTACATTGTCAAGGACAAAGACACCGAGAGTACTCATAGGCTAAAGACTAAGACAGAGGTATCTGCAGGCACAAAGACTAATACTTTTATAGGAGGGACAGAGAACTCACCGACTATTGAGATAGGTGCTATCACTTCCGCTTCTTCTATCCCTAATGACATTTGTATCTTCTGGGATAAGGAGCTTACCACGCCAGGAAGCGGGTGGACAGAGATAACAGGGTACGAGAGCAGGCTTTTAAAGATAAGTTCTACAGTAACTGCCTTAACCACTGCTGCTGGGTCTTCTCATACCCACACGCTTACGGGAAGTATTCCTATGTGGTTTGGGTCTACGATAAATGCAGGGGACGGCAACCCCTCTATAGTAGCGGCCCATACCCATGAGGTTTCAGCTGCTTCTGATGCAACTACCCCTTTCCCTAGAAATGTTAAGTACAGGGTATTTAAAAAGAATCTTACTACAACTGAGTACGAGTTCCCTGATGGAGCTATTGTTCCCTGGAGTGAAGCTACTGCACCTGATGGGTGGCAGTTGTTAAGTTCAGAAATAGGCTACTACGTATCTCAGTCTACGACAGGGCTAGCAGTGTTAAATCCTGCTACCCATAGTCATACATTTAATATTCCAACTGGGACAGCGGCAGGGAACTTAGGGCAGTCAGAAGGCCCAGGGGCTAATCTCCTTGATGGGGATCTCCCAAGGTTTGGGCATAATCACTTAGTTACTGGTGCCTTAAGCACAACTACTATGGACACATGGGAAGTCGATTACGTAGCTCTTCCCTTAATTAAGAAGATTGGAGAAACGGCCGCTTGGGATGGTGTAGCAAAGTATGCTTATGCCCTGTATGCAAGTTCAGGTACCCCAGGAAACGATTGGGCAGAGGTCTCTACCTATGATGGGAAGTTTCTTAAGATAGGCGGATCTATCGCCACTGGTTCTGCTGCCAACGCTTCCCACACTCATATCGCTGGTACGTTCACTACAAGTACAGAGAACTCTAGGGCTGGTGGTGGCGGGTACTTGGCTACAGGTTATGCAGCTCCTCACACTCACGTTGTCACTCTTTCAGCTTCTACGACTAGCGCTGGCACACCAGCTTCTGTTTCCTTTAGACTCTTCAAGAAGGTATTAGGGAAGATGAAAGACTATAACGCAGCTATAGGAACAGTCTACACAGCTGGTACATGGACATCCCCTGCTTCAGAGATAAGAGCGGAGTCTTTGTATAAGATGTACTGGAATCAATCTGCCCCAACGAATACTACGGTAGCCTTATATACGCGTACAGGAACCACGCAGGCTCTCTGCGAAGCGGCATCGTGGAGCGCAGCTTTGACAAATCCAAACGGAAGCGACATTGTCTCTACGGCCACTACATGGATTCAGTATAAGATAGAACTTACTTCTACTGATAGCACTGCAACTACTCCAAAGGTTTACTTCACAGACGGTTATGTGGTTAAGTTTAACTATCAGGGTGGTTTTTCTAACGCAGAAACTTCTGTTAACTTTGAGTATCACGTAGGATTTAGAAACTTCAGTGACAGTTCAGGACTTTCTATAAACAAGATTTTTAAGAAGGTAGCAACTAATCATTTGGGAGCTCAGGGTTCCTTTGAGATCACGTGGGAGACAGAGAATGCTTCGGGCACGTTCACCGTCCCTCTTGGTACATACCCTGAACGTTGGGATAGCTATTTCCCCTCAGATGCTTACGGTAAGCAACTTGATATAAAGATAGTTAAGAATGACCTCTTCGCCTTCAGAATATCTGAGGTAGAAGGTCTCTATACACCGACGGATGTGATAATATGACGGATAGACCAGTTGATTCTAATGAGTTACCTAAGTCAGCTATTAAGTATACAAGGACTCTTCCAACGGCTACAACAGCGGAAGAAGGGACATTCGTCGTGTACCACGGGACTGATGAGACAAAGAGGCTTTATTTAATTACAGGTCAAATCAATGCCACGACAGCCGGCACCATGGGGACACCTATCCTAGTAAACGTTGGGTTGGTATCGGCCGCAACAGCAGTGAACGCAGCGGCAAGTACGACAGCAGACACGGTAGCATTATTAAATCAAATCAGAGCAGCTTTAATAGCAACAGGAGTTTGCATTTAAAAGGAGAAGCATATGCTACCATTATGGGCATTACAATTAGCGGCTCCAACGATACTGGGTGGTATCCAGGGGCTTATGAACAAAGGAGCTGGGGGCGGTTCAGGAGGTTATGATATCCTAAGAGATAATCCTTCTCCTTGGGATTACGGGATACAAGAGGCCAGAGCTAAAGGTGCCATGAATGACCTCTCCAGGTATCAGTCCGGACAGCTCCCTGAGGGAATGCAGATAATGCTCGACAATATCAAGAGAAACCAAATGCTTCAAAACAGGATAGGAACCTTTGGAAGAGAAGGACAGGCGGGTGGTTCCCTAATGGATGCTGCTGTATCAGCTGGTTCTATGACAGGTATCGGTCCTAAGGCAACCAACGCTAGGGTCAATACAGCCTTACAAGACTGGCAGAATAGAGACCAGCAGATTCAACAGTTTATAGACAATACGGGTTATAATTCTATGCAACAATCAGGACAGAACGCCTATTCTCAGCTAGGCGCTATCCCAAGAAGCAATGAGCTAGGGTTTGGGGGTTCAGCGCAGAGTGTGAACATCCCAGGCAGGCCACCCATAGATTTCGGAATGGGCGGGATTGACTGGTCACAAATGTTTAAGGGTTCTACTCCTATGGAAAAAGCTACTGGGTATGGTCAATACGGTGGTATGCAAACTGATACTGGCCCAATGAGTTTTCTGAATATGGGAGCTGCCAATAGAGCGCAACCATTCGTCCCCCCTACGAACGCAAACAATTCTATTAACTGGAACGCAGTCCAAGATTGGTATAGATAAGGAGAATCAAATGACACAGGTAAATTCAGTAAGATACAGTGCTCCTCAGAATCCTGCTTGGATGCAAGCGTTGGGTGGGATGATTCAGGGTGGGGCTGGGCAGATAGCGATGAATCAAGCGCAGCAAGCAAAGCAACAACAAGAGCAGATGGATGTCGCTAAGTTAATGATCCAGGCTTACGCTAATCAAAACAGGGATATTACACAAGTTAACCCAGGTACTCCAGGGGCTTTGCCTTATGGTAAATCTATGGCTTTCAAGGTAGGGGATGCCCCACCTAACTATGCCCAACTTGAGAATAAAGTTCAATACGAGAACTTGCGTCAAGAACAAGAAAATCCCGACAAGGCTAACCAGGATTGGGCGGCTAGGTCTGGGATGGGATGGGCCGTAGGTCAAGGAGGAACCTCAGATATTCTGAAGGCGTTAGCAAATATTAACACTTTGAAAACTGGGGTTGGACCAGAGGTGACTGGGAAAAAGACATTCTTTGGACAAGCTCCGATAACCAGGCAGAGGCTCACTGACAAAGGAATCATAACGGAGATTAAAAACCCAGACGGTTCTTGGGGTAATGGATCGAGGCCTGCAAAGACTAAGTTTATCAAGCCTTCTCATGTCCCTCAATCAGTGTGGGACCAAACGACTGATGCTCAAAAAGAAGATTTTTTAAATAAGTTAAATGCCCAATAATCCACTAGAAGCATATTTACCTCAGACAAATCCTCTGGAGAGTTACTTGTCTTCTAGTCCTCAAGAAGTTGCCTCTAATAATCCATTGGATTCCTATGTCCCCACATCTGTCAAGCCCTTAAACACAAAGATACAAGGCCTAAGTGACCTACTAAATCAAGATGCTCAGGCTAACCCTATCGTAAGTCAATCCACTGAACAGAAACAGCGTGGACAAGCTCTCACAGAGTCAGTTATGCAAGGTATCACTGGGGCTGCTCCGTCTTCACCAGAACTCCAATCTAAATATCCAGTCCAGAGTTTCTTCGCTAGGTCTGGGGCTGGTCTCGCTCCTTATCTTGTCCCAGGCGGAACTGTCATAAAGTTTGCAGCTATCCCTTCTATCCATGAGATTGTCAGGCAAGTTACCACTCCAAATGAGAATCTCAATGTTTTTCAGAGAACGGGCAAGGTAGCAACTGCTGGTGTTATTGGAGGATTAACAGGGAAAGCTTTTGAGTATGCTGGCATATTGCCTACTGTTCTCAGCAGAGTTTCTGCAAGAAGTGTTGCAGGCGGGGTTGGTTCAGCCATTGATAGTGTAGCTCAAGACGTAGAAAGTGGGAGAGAGCCAGACATCCACAATGCTCTTGTCAACGCTGCTATAAACTCAGTGACGATAGGTCTTCTTGGGGCGGTTGTTGAAGTCCCTGCCTTAAGACAAGCAGTTATTAGAGAAGGGTCAAGCCTTCTTGGTAGGTCTGCAACCTTTGATGAGTCTAAAGCAGTACTAAAGAAAGCTTACTATAAGCCAGGAGAGATTGAAAAGTTGTCACCTGTATTGAAAAATGCTATCTCAGAAGCTCGGACTAAGTCTGCTATTGCTGGCGCAAAAGAGACAGCAACTAACTTAGGTGTAACCAAAGAGACAGTGTTAGGCGTCTACAAAGCTCGCAATGTAAGAGACAGGTTAGCTGTTTTGGACAATGAGATTTACAAAACGGTTAAAACTGCGACTGGGCGTGATCCCCAGATGACACCCGATGGTCAACAGTTTAATTGGGACTACTCTAAAATGAATCCTATTATAGCCGAGAGGGTTCAGGTTTTAATGAAGTTTAGAGGCGCTATCTCTCAAGGTGCAAGCCCTGCTGATGTCCTATTTAATTATGAGGTATCTAAGAAGGTATCAACCAAAGAATACATAACTTCTGCTCTGAAGGATATGACTAGGAATATACCTGGGGAGTACAAGACTTATCTCGAAAGTAACCCTAATCCTAATCTTCTTCCCGTAGACTTCTTTGCCAAGGGAGTTAAAGAAATCGCTTCTTCTCGCCTTGGGCAAACAGAAGCGAGCATAGCGAAGCCCAGTAATTCTCAGATAATGCAGTATCTTCCTGCAATCAATGCAGCCCTTGATCAGGCCAGGGAGAACGAAGCGTCCAAGCCTCCTGAACTTCAGAGAAATATTCCTTTTGCAGAGAACCTTGACCCCACCTATTTAAGAGAGATTGTCCAAGAGTATGGAAAGAAAATGGAGAAAGGCGGGAATCTTGAGTCTTTCTTAAGTGATAAATTCTCTGTAAACGAAACTAACCCAGAGCACAATTTCTATGTGCAGACCGTTCATGAGGCTTTTGACGATGAGGGTAAGCAAGCCATAGACCCAGCTACTACCAAACTATTTGACTCAAGAAATCTACGAATACAAACTATCACAGAAGCAGCCCTTAATCTTAAGTACTATAACGCAGACCGTAAGAAGAGACATCTCCCTGAGGTTAAGCCTGACGACATTGTCTTTCATAAGAACACACTAGAGAACCAGAAGAAAGGGTTGGCTCTAGACATTAGCAAGATATTTCAAAAGGAATATGATAAGGCCAAGATTATACAATCTTACTTACCTCCATCAGAAGATAACCCCTTAGAGGCTTACTTACCTACACCACCCACCGAACCTACCGCCATAGACATAGCCAAAGCCAAGGTAGCCCAGATGCAGTCTCCCCCAGAGGGGAAGGTAGATCAAGTACCAACGTTACCTTCTTCACCGATCGTTCAACCTAGCGAAGATTTACAGGGCAAACAGGGCATCCTACCAGACTTACATGAGCTACAGAATATTGCTGTTAATCTTGCTAAGACCCTCGGGCATCAACCTTCTCCTGAAGAACTTGCCCATGCTGTAGGAACCAACGTTCGTACACTACAAGATATCATGGCTCCAATGTACGAAGGGCAAGGGATAGAGCAACCTCAGTCTAAAGGAGCTTACGATGAAGAGGCTGCCAAGGCAACAGAAATCCCAACTCAAGAAGGAGAGGTGGGGAGTGCATTCAGAGAAGACTTGCCTACAGGGGTTAATGCTAATGTATCAGAGGATGCTATAGGCCTATCCTACATTAGGGATACCCTTGATGAAGCCTATAATAGTATGTCTGTTAGAGACATTGAGCAGAAGCTTGAGGATTTAAAGAAAAGGCGATCTCCTAAGATGCAGGGAAGGAAGATGGTATTTGAGAGCCTATTCTTAAGAACGAGTGCAGATAAATCAAAAGAAGATATCTATGGTCGATGGGGATTTAATCATTCCCAGAGAGGAAGTAATCTTGACGCAAAGACTAGGTCGTATATAAATTCCCAAATATTCAAGGATGTTCAGGAACAGATAAAGAACCTCCATGCCTTAGCTGAAGGGATTAAGGCACAGTGGCCCTATTATATGAATCAACTTATCCAAGACCTCAGCACCTCACAGCAGTTAGTCTCTCCTCAAACGTGGGAACTTGTTAAAGACGCTATCTTGAGTTTGAAGGATACCTCAGATGCAGATAAGGTGCTCTCTGTTCTTCATGCTGTTAAGGATGCGGCAAAGGACTTAGAGGGCAACATCCCTTGGTATGAGAAAGACGAGAATATACCCTTCGAGGGAGACGACAATGACAAGCCATGGGTGTTAGGGGAGAAGGGAACGTTGGGTTCCTTAAAATCAATCCCTATACTGAAACACACTGACACTCCACGGGTATCTCCTACCCCGTTGGTTGTCAGGTGGATACTCAATCATCCCTGGGTATCTAAGCTAAATGAGATATGGGAAACCCCTCAAGTAAAAGCTAAGGTTAGGTCAAAGATCAGGGAATTCTTTACTGTTCACGAAGAACTACATGACAACTTATTCGATTACATAAAGTATCAGGATGCTGTAGCCAATATAAGCAGAGAAGACCTACAGCCAGTTCTCGACGATGTCCTAAAGAATATCCAAGAACACTTGAAGTCTATGGGTGTTGAGAAAGAAAAGAGCAAGGAAGTCTACTTGCCTTGGTTTGATGCCTACGCTGAATTGCTCCATAAAGCAGCCTCCACGGTAGTCACGAATTCCTATGACCCTAACAACTTTGCGTGGAGCTTTATGGGGAATGGCCCCCACAAAGATATTGAGGAGAGAGAAAGTTATGTTAAGTATGTAAACAAATTCTACGAGAAGTTTTCTATACCTCCTTCGGATAGGCTACCAGACGGTGACCCTAATAATATTCTTCCAGGGACATTAAGATACTCCCGTGAAGGGAAAGACGGGATACCTGTTTACTGGGGGCTTTTATCTCACCCCAATGTAATGAAGAATGAAAGCCTGCATAGGGCTATTCTCTTCTATAAGGCACAAATAGAAACCCCCTTGCTCGAGAATCTTATGAAACTAGGTAAGTATGCGAGTACAGACATGACAACAAACGTTCTTAATGGTTATGCAAAGAGTTCCTTCGGCCTTACGGGACCGCAGTCGATAAGTCCTGAGGGCTTTGGTAGAAACCCATTAGAGGGTCCGCAAGGAAAGAAGAGGGAGATAAGGACACCGGAAGATTTCTCGGAAGACGCAATGTCTAGAGGGTATATTTCTACCGACAATTTCTTTACAAGTGCGCTAGACTACATGCAAGAAGGGTATAGGGAACTGAAGCAATACCAACTTCTCAGCATGTTTAAAAAGGTAGAGCTACCTGCGTTGGAATACGAATCAGAAGAATTTGCTAAAGTCCTTAAGGAAAACCCTACAAAAGAAAAATTCTTTTGGGTGCAGACATCTGCTGATATAAACATACGAGACGAAGCTAAAAGGATTAGTGGTATATTGGGCAGGGAAGTCCATCCAGAAAAGATACTTTCAGAGGGTGGGTGGGTCAAGGGACATGAGCAAGGTCTGGCTTCATGGAAAGGTGCCAAATTCTCACCACCCTGGCTTTACTATACCCTTGAAGAAGAAACTAAGACCTTGTTTAAGGATCATGACTGGGGGATTCTAGGAAAACTGGCAGCTAGAATACAAATGGCTAAGTTCGTTTTCTTGTCTATCCCAACAGACAGTGTTGACCAGTATCTCTCCAATGTAGCCGTATCTCAACCAGTAGGGAAAATTCTTCCTTATATTGCAGCCGTGCCATTTAGGAAGGTCTATCACCTTGCGAAGGGGTTGTCCGTAACGGGACCTAGTATTATAAAAGGAACTTACTCAGGTAATCTCGGGAACAAAACAGACTACCAGTACCGCATGGTTAGGCTTCTTCAGGAAAAGGGACTAGTCGCCGCAGGTGGGTGGAAGGCTTATCTTGCAAGCATGTTTGACAAGACTGACCCAGGAAAGTTCTCTCAAATACAAGGCAAAAAAGAAGACATAAAGGATTACTTCTTCTCCTTCTTTGGAACTGGCGAAGAGGTCATGAGAAACTTTGTGGAGCAAGATATTACCAACATAGGTATAACTATGATAGAGCACCAGGTATCTCAGGGTATGTCTGTAGAAGAGGCCGCTACTTTCACTGCTTCATTCCTCAACTCCGCTGCTTTTATGCTCAATAGGAGAGATTTTAGCAATGATCTTGGCTTTATTTTAAAAGCAATTTCTACTTCTAGGAATATGGCCATGACCCCATTAAGAGTTATGCTGGTTATGGCAAGATTAGCTGGCTCAGGAGGTAAACCTCCCGTGTTCAGGACTGCAGCTACAGGAGGAGGGGAGTGGATGAACACTCTTCTTGGTTCAGATATTCCAGCGAGACTTATGCCAGCGTGGGGATGGGGAATGCTCTCTCTTATGGTTAGAGTAACGGCATTAGGATTGTTTAGTCGGTTTATAATTCAGTCGTCAATTCAGGGTATGGCTACAGGAGAGCTGCGGGGACCTTGGGATAATCCTAAGGGGGCCGAGTGGCTCATTAAAATGAGTGATTGGACAGATGTCAATGGGCAGCAACTCTATCTCGACCTCGGAACAGATAAGATGCAAAGAAATATTATTGATATCTTAGCCACAGCCGATCCCTTAATACGAATGATCCCTGGGTTTGAGAATGTTACGACTGGCCGAGGCATACTTAAATTTTTACAAGGCAAGTTAGGTGTCCTAAGTAATCTGAATGAGCTATCTCCGTTTAACACAGACACCTATAATCCAGACGACACAAACCTGTGGAATAACGTCGAGAGATTCCTTAAGAAATCGATCAATCTTCTTCCTCTCAATCCTTACTTTGGACCAGGCAGACTTAACGTACCATTAAACGATAACCTTTTAGCAGACATCGCTCTTAAGTTTCCTGCTATGTTTGGGTATACCCTGAGACCTGTAAAGTCACAGGAGAGGCAAGATGCTGAGAGGATGGTGCGTTCCTTAAATTGGGAATCTAAAAATCTTTCTAGAGAAATCCAAACGGAAGAACAAGCTAGAGAAGCCAGGGATCAAGGAATTCTTACCCTACAACAAATGCGAGGGCAGTTTCCAAAAAGCGACGAAGAATACCTAAAAGCTAATCACTCAAAATTAAGAAAATATTTTGATAGAAATAACCCTTGACACCACACCATCCCTTTGCTATATTCATTGTACAAAGGGTGGGATAAATGAGAAAAGAAAATCTAGGAAAAGAAAAATCAAAGGGAATCTCGACGGAAGTCAGGGTTCCTTTTTCTATTGTACGGGTACGGGCGGATCCCACCCTTGGGAATAAACGGCCTTCTCAGCCACCGCCCGTACTCAATTTTTTGATGAAGATATGAAGTGTAAAGATTTTGATGCTTTGGTAGATTTCATGGGGGTGGTGGGGTTAAATGAAGAATAAAAAAGAGAAGTTGAAAGATTTACGTAGATATGTAACAGGTTTAGGCATTGATACTTTAGACACAGAGAATATTGTGGATTATGTAGAAATTAATTTTATGCCCCAACCCACAGAACCTCAAGGGTGGTCAGAGATTGAGAGGGAGTTTGATAAAGTTTTTTCTAATCTTCCATTATCGAGGATTGATGGTAATACAAGAATAATAAATACAGACTTAATAAAATCCTTCTTCCGCTCTAAATTCAATAAGGGAGGTAGATAATGGAAGGATACACGGAAGAAGATATAAAAAATATTCTTACAGATATGTTTGAAAAAGCTATACCAGATAAAACACGAATATTAGAGATATTCAAACAGATTGAAGATAGGTATATTTAGATGGATAAAAAAGAGTTTTTGAATAAATTCAGGGGGTAAAGTGATGGGAATAATCTTGGGTTTTGGTTCGGTTGAAGAAAGAACAAGGGAAGAAATTAAGAAGTTATTGACCGAAACTTGCAAAAGTATCGAAGATGCTAACAGGGTAAGTAAAAAATGGAACGATGAGAATAAAGTCTATGATGCTATGACTAAAGAAGAATGTCCCGAAAGATACACTAATTTTTATATTTATGATGGAAAGTTGAAGTTTCATCATATAAACAGAAGGCACGCATTCTCTCCCGATGGTTGGGCGTTATGGGAATTTGAAGAACCGTTTTTAATGTTAGAGCAGGTAATTAAGGGGGTAAAGTGATAACCGCAATTACACTATATTTATTTAGCAAGAATACAGAACCTTTCGATACTATGTCGGATTCTACAAAGGCTGTATTTGCTTATTGTTTTTTATTCTGCGTGGGTGCTTCAGCTTGTATGGATATAGGGATTATTAGACTATTATGGAGCAGGTAATTAAGGAGACCTATGATTCAGGAAGGCAATAAGGGGATGGTGGGAGTAAACGAGGAAGATTTTAAAAACAAAATATTTGAAATAATTTTAAGCAACCCAGAATATATGAATTTACAAGATTTTTATGTTAAAGAAATTGCTTGGAAGGCTGTATCACACTTCTCCCAAAAACCAGTTAAGAGGGTGGAGATAAAGGATATAGCAAAGGCTATTTATAAGGCTAAGAAAAAATGGGATGATATGCCCGATGTTGCAAAGAGAGATTTAAAAACAAAAGAATTTTTTGAACCTGGAATTATGTGGTTTGCCCAAGCCATTCAAAAGCTCTATGAACAGGAGGGGTGATGCGACTAATAGATAATATCCCCGTATGTTGCGGATGCAAGAAATTATCTCACAAGCTCTGTCCGGTCCACTCGAGGTACTAATGAAATTATTCTTCTGCCCTCTTTGTTCTGATATTCAGAAAGCTACCTTTAAGGTAAGGCGTTGTTTATGTAAAAAGAACTACGCCTATCTTGAAGATAAACTGACTGACCAGTGTGAGATTATGCACATATCTCCAGGAGCTATCCCCATTGCTCTAAATAATCATTACCTGGACTGGAGTGTGCAATACTGGAAGAGAGATTTTAGGACTTGCTTTATTCAGGGGTGGACAATAGACCCTTCCCAAGAAGCTAACGACTGTAAGGTGATAATAGAGGAATGAAATACCTAGTTATCAAAGACGTTCTTGAGGCATCCATGCTAAAAGGAACAATTATCGATACGGATAAAGAAGTTCATTGGATGACGATAAAGTTAGATGAGAAGTTCTACGACTCTAATCCTCATGCCTTTAAAAGAATGGAGCCCGATGCTCGAGGTATCTAATAATTCTCTCAGTATTCTAAGGGCCTGCCCAAAGAAGTATGAGTGGCACTACATTCACGGCCTCACCCCTTTCAAGAAGTCACACCACCTCTCCCTCGGCTCAATCCTTCACCAAGCATTTGATATGCACTACAAAGGCTTCACTGCCGACGATGTTCTTAATTATATACTTGTTACTATCGACGAGGAAATAGCCAAGGCTAGCCCCGAAGAATCGGAAGACCTTGTCAACGTTAAGAACACCCTGCTCGGTATGTGGATTTACTATCCTAAGAATCTTTCTGCGTTCGCATCTATTCAAGCTGAAAAGGAGTTCAGAATTCCTATCGGTAAAGACATAGTGTTCGTTGGGAAGATTGATGGGCTCGTCGAGAAGGACGGGAAGCTCTGGATACGAGAGCTAAAGACTACGTCCATGTCCTTCGAGCAGTTCGAGAAGCGCAGTCTCAACGCCTCTCAAGGTACTGCCTACGTGTGGGCTATGCAGAAATTAGCCTATCCTGTGCAGGGCATTATCTACGACTTTGTTAAGAAGCCTCTTTTAAGGAAGGGCAGGAACGAGACGATTGACCAGTTCGGCTCTAGGATTATCAACGACTACAAGGAGAGACCTTCTGAATACTTTAAGAGGCACTACTCTTACCGAAGCCCAGAGGCTATTGAGCTATTCGAGAAGGATTTAATCTCTTCACTAGCTGAGCTACAGACGAGGATTGACCTTGTCTCATGGCCACGCAACCCCGACCAGTGCTGGAACTTTAACAGCGAATGCCCATTTAGAAAGATATGTTTCACCAAAGAGCCAGATCCCCTGACTCTTGACCTGTACTTCGAGAAGAAGCCAACGGTTAACAAAGGATAGTTTTTAAGATAGACATTAACTTAGAAGGAGGTGGTTCAGTTGGTAAAGGATAACACATTAGAAGAGTTGAAGAAGGACATCGGGGGAGTTCTCGATGCGTTGAAGGAGTTAACCAAAGAAATCGCTGCTCTAAAAGTAGAGCAAGAGAAACTACGTAAATCAGGGAGGTTTTAAATGGCTTATACACCAGGTGACCCGAAAGGGTACCCAAAAGGAGAAAGATGGAACACCTAAACAAATCACCAGATAAATTAGACCGAGGTATCTCTTTTATCATTTATGGGGACCCTGGCGTAGGGAAAACGACAATGTCAACAACTTTGCCTGTAGGTGAAACTTTGATTATAAACACAGAATGTGGGCTTGGGCCTCTATTGGGCACTGGACACCTTGTCTTCAACGTTCGTGCAGCCACGCTCAACGTAGGCTTAGAGAAGGTCATGTCAGATATCTACCGCATGATTAGGACTAAGGAATTACCTGGCATTAAGAACGTAGTGGTGGACAACGTAAGCGAGCTTGTAGACCAGTTGACCATTCACTACACAGACACCAGAAAGAAAGAATTCCCTGAACTTAGGGAGAGAGGAGATACGGCCTATAAAATGATGGAGTGGTTCCATAACTGGCGAGACTTGGTGGATATGGGTATCAACGTTATCTTCAATGCGTGGGAATACCCGTATGAGATCCAGAGTTCAGAGGGAACTGTGGTTACAAAGACCTGCCCTATGGTGGGTAAGGCTTCCTGCTTTAGAGTCTGCGGTCTAGTAGACGTAGTGGGGCACTTGGAAGTGTTCGAGAAGACAGGTAAGCGTTGGGTTCGCTTTGGGCCTAGCAAGCAGTATCTGACAAAAAGCCAGTTTCGCGGGCTTGAGAACGGTGAACCAGCTGACTTGCCGTTGATTATTAACAAGTTAAAAGAGTTTGATTATAAGAGGAGTGAGAAATGAGTCCAGTAATGAATTGGCGTAAAGAAACAAGCAGTAACAACCCTATCTACCCAGAGGGTACATATAAGGTTAGGATAGCGTCATTTGAGAGGGTCACAGCTAAGACAGGTACCAAGCAGTTGCGTTGGAGAGCAACTATTGTATTGCCAGAGGAACACGCAGGACGTAGCTTCGTTGAGCACACACCTCTTACAGACAAGTCTCTGTGGAAGGTTGCAGGTTTAATCTCGGCTTGTGGTATAGACACCACCAAGTTAGAGAATATGGGAACAGACACAGCGTTGTTCGATAAGGTCTGCCATACTTGCGTTGGGAGGACAGCAATGTGGAGGAACGCTGCCGGTGTATCTCAGGACGGCAATCCTCGTAACAACATTGTGGAGTATAGGCCTGACCCTAAGCAGAGTGTAGAGGTTTTTAGTGGTGACTCAGATGCACCTTCCTTTGTTAAGGGGGAAACGTGGGATGGAAAAGAAGGGAAGTAACTGTGGCGAAACGTTTCACAGATAGCAACAAATGGAGCGACCCTTGGTTCTGTAGTTTAAGCAAGGACGATAAGTTGTTTTGGACTTACCTTCTAGATAACTGTGACCACGCAGGTATCTGGAAGGTAAATATCCCTCTTCTTGAGTTCTATATACCTGAGTACAAGGTCAATATGGATGTTTTTAAGGACAGAATAGTCATTCTTGATGGTGGAGGTCATTGGTTTATTGAGAAGTTTGTTCTTTTCCAACAGAAGATTAACAGTATCAATGAGTTAAAAGATGAGAATAAGTGTCATTTAGGTATAAAAAGAATATTAGCTGCAAGGGGCTTAATTAAAATGAAAGGGGCTAGAAAGGGGCTTCAAAGCCCCACAGGTATAGGTATAGGTAAAGGTAATATATCTAACACAACAAATAGTAATACCCAAGAGGTAATCAGGTACTTCAACGAACTTACGGGTAGCCACCTGAAGGAGACCAACAAGGAGTTAAGTGAGATAATTAATGCTAGGCTTAAAGACAGTTTTTCAGTGGAAGACTGCAAGACCGTTATTAGAAAAAAGTGGGAGGTGTGGAAGGATGACGAAAAGATGTGTAAGTATGTCCGTATCAACACGTTATTCCGTCCTTCCCACTTCGACGAATACTTAAACGAAAAGGAGGCCAACAGTGACATCCCCGCAGAGCTCAGACACCTTATCAAAAAGCCAGTTTCTTCTGGATATAAAAGATAAGACACCACCAGAGATCAGGAAGATTATCGAAGAGATTCCTATGGAAGCACCCCACTTTAGGCCTAGGTTCATCGCTCTGTGGGCTGTCCATAGAGACTTTTTAGATTTAAGCCCAAGGCGGTGCAAACTTTTCCCCCCACCTTCCCTAATTAAATGGCGACATCTGAATCCCGAGCAAAAGAAACGCATGGAATTTGACAATAGTCCTGAGGTTGACACCTATCTGAAGGAATCCAAGTGGGTAGACCAACAGAATAAGGACAATAAGTTATGGCTTCAGAATCTAAAGCAGTGGTTAGACCCAGTGGAAGACGCAGAAGAGATACTTCAGGTTAAAGACAAGTTGTTTGAGTATTCAATACTGGGGGATATGAAATGAAACGCTCGAAAGAATACAAAGAACGCTTTAAGGTCGACAAGAAAGCATGGGATAAGAAGAAACGGCTAAGAAGGAAACTTATCTTATGCGGGTGCAGTGTTCCTGCCTCTAAAATTTCTAAAAGGGACGTCCTTGCTTTAGCATGCGTTATGTTCTTCATGGGTAATATTGAGGAAAAATAATGACCGAGAGAGAGAAAAGAATACATAAGTTATACAAGTATCTTACAAAAAGGTTGAACTTTAAGAACCACTCGTCTTCTGAAATGCCGGCACAGAAGAGCCTCTTTGATTACAATACCCATCGTTCCTTGAGGAAACTGCGATGAAGATTTTGGTATGGTATCGTGGCAAGAGGAAGAACAAGAGTGGCCATACCTTTGGGCCATCTGTAGAAATTGCCGATGGGAATGATTATAGTAAATGTGGGTATACTTTGCATATACAGGGAAAATGGAACACACAAAGAATAGGTAGACCGAAAGGAAAACCGAAAGGATGATTAAAACTAAGTCGCCCTGTCTAAAAAAGGAGAGAATGCACGAATTAACTAAAAAAACAGAAGAGTGGTTAAGTAATAAAGGTTGGCATTTAATGAAATTTTGTGAGTATAAACATTCTTGGGAAGAGAAAGTCCTCTTGCCTTATATAAAAGAGCAAGAAAAAAGAAGGGCTAAAGTAGAAACTGCCATAGATTTCTGGGGTATAGAAAAACGCAGGGAACAGGCGGAGTGGTGTAAGAAAGAAATAAATAATGGAGGAACTTTAAGAAGTTATAATGAAGTTATTGACGAAGCCTTTCAAGTAAAACGAAAAGAAGTTTGTCGAAAATGTGGTCAAGAGGTTAATACATGAAAAAGATTAAGCCAACAAATTCTTCTATATCTATTTTGGTTGATGGAGAATAAAATGCACGACTTACTAGACCATAAGTGTAAAGGATGCAACGGACTGGGTTTTTATATGTACGATAACCACTCCTCTCCTTGTCCAGATTGCTGTAAGCACGACAAAGGATTCTGGCTACTTAAGGAACGCTATGGAGAAGCTAACGGACGGTGGTGTTGTAAGTCAGGGTGTGGGTATTTAAAACCGATTCCGAAACTTAACAAAAAGGATAAAAACCAAAAGATTAAGGGATTGAGGGCAAATAAAATGGATAAAGCTACTAGAAAACTAATCCTCGAAGGTCAACTAGAAGTCCTTGAGCTAGCCGAAGCAAAACTAGCCCTAGCAGGGTATCATGGAGGATATATACCTGAGTTGGGGATTATACCAAGTAAGATAGAGGAGATTAAAAAGGGATTGAAAGGACTGGATGGATGAGATGATTAAAATAATCTTGTGTGTTTTTATAGCAGACTGGCTGGTCTTAATATCTCTAGCTATTATTTGTTGCTTAGCGGAAAGGTTTAAATGACAAACCTCAAACAACAGATTGCTGAATATTTATGTAAGGAAATAATTGGTGATGAGCTAAAGAATTTAGATTTTGATCATAAAGACTGGTATGAGGAAATGACGGAAAAAATACTCTCCCTTCTCTCCGAGTATTTGCCGAAGGATGAAAATAAAGCACATGAATGTAATACACAGTATTGTTTAGGGTTTGATACAGGCTTCAACCAATGCAACCAAGAAGTGAGAAAGGCTCTGGGGATTGAGGGATGAAAATAATTTTATTAGTATTTATTGCTGATTGGCTGTTTCTTATATCTGTTTTTTTAGTGATTTCTGGGAGTGAATTGTTGCCTGATTGGACAGCGAGAAAACCAAAAGATTAAGTTAGTGGGGTGAGTGAAAGGGCGATATCAGGACGCCTCAAAGCTCAAGAGCAATAAACGGAGCAGGTAGCCACCCCATTAACCTTAAAATTTAGTGCTTGGTACTCAGTCTTGGTACTCAGTCAAGGAATAGAAAGCCATGGGCTAACTACGGAAAGCAGAGCGAGAAAAATCGCTCACCACTAAACCGATTAACCTTAAAAGGAGAATAAAATGTGTGAATTTATAAGTTGGATAGAACATGGAAAGAAAAACTATTTTTTAACTGATGCTGATTTAGACACTAAAGATGGCAGAAAGATTGTTAAAAAGATGAAGGAAGAAGGAACTTATGTTGAAGATATAAAAGGACATGGGGCTATCAGAGCTTTCTACCAAGAATTGAAATTAGGAAAAGAAAAAGAATGTACGGATTTTTCCTCTCCCGATAACTTCCCACCTGATATTGTTAAGGCTATAAAGCTATCAAAGATGACACTAATAGGGAGTAGTTTTGATTTACTAAACAGTAAGGGAAACGCAGAATACGAGAAGATTAAACAACCTGCTTTGGCAGAGTACAAGAAGATTCAACAAACTGCTTTGGCAGAGTACGTGAAGATTCAACAAACTGCTTTGGCAGAGTACGAGAAGATTAAACAACCTGCTTTGGCAGAGTACGAGAAGATTCAACAACCTGCTTTGGCAGAATACGTGAAGATTCAACAAACTGCTTTGGCAGAGTACGTGAAGATTAAACAACCTGCTTTGGCAGAGTACGAGAAGATTCAACAAACTGCTTTGGCAGAGTACGAGAAGATTCAACAAACTGCTTTGGCAGAGTACGTGAAGATTAAACAACCTGCTTTGGCAGAGTACGAGAAGATTCAACAAACTGCTTTGGCAGAGTACAAGAAGATTCAACAAACTGCTTTGGCAGAGTACGAGAAGATTAAACAACCTGCTTTTTGGGAAATATTCAAACAAAAAAGATATACAAATGAGAAGTGGATTTAACCTTAAAAGGAGGAGAGAGTGAAAATAGAAATCAAGAATAGATTCGACGATAAAATAATCTGTGGGGAGTACGAAAGCACTAAGGATTGTTTAGAGAAAAATAGGGATGCGTATCTTGCTGGTGCGAATCTTGGGGGTGCGAATCTTGAGCGTGCGAATCTTGGGGGTGC